AGAGCTCTGCTGGTACGCGGACAGCACCATCGCGAGGAACTCCCATGATCCACGGAACTCGTCCCTCGCTTCGTTGCGGAAGAGCAGGTACGCTTCTTCGTACATCGTGCTTGGCGAGACGATGGTGGCTAGGTATTCACCTTCCGCGTTCAACACTTTGATCCTCTCGCCTTCTGCGTCGCGGAAGTAGAGGAAAGGTTTGGTGTTGACGAACTGGCACATCTGGTTGAATCGCATGGCTCGCATGTTGCTCTCCTGAAAAAGCGGGACAGGGCAGTGGTCGGCACTGCCCAAACCGTGTCACTTCATCAAAAGCCGGGTCTGGAAACCCTGCTCTACAAGTTGTTGCTGGAAAGCACAGGCTGCACTATCCCGTTTGAACCACTGGAACCGCAGAGTATCGCCGTCTATCCACTTGACAATGAACCGGGAAGTCTCAGGTTTGCGGTGTTTACGGGGTGCTTTGTAGGGGGCAGTGGTAACTTTCATCGCTTTCGCTCCAGTAAAGTGCAGTGTGAGACGGCACACTGCAAACCGTAGTTCATCACGCTTCCAACGACAGGTCTTCAAGGTGAGTCAACAGAGCATCAAAGTCTTCGTCTGGACCAAGGATGTTAGCCAGCATCAGTACTCTATCGATGTCCACATCGAAGTCTTCAACCAGTGAATTCAGATAGTCTCTACGATCCTTGAAACCGTTCTTTTGATAGATGTCCATGTCAATCTCCTGATTACGCCAGTTTGGTTACAACGACTTTGCTCGGTGCTTTACGTTCCGGCAACAGAGCAATGTAAGGCTTACCCCAACGGTCAGACATAAGTACCGGTGTATCACCACCAGTGTCAGGTTTGAATACTCTAACTTCCATCTTGTGTTTCTTGCTCAGTGCAAGCATAGTTGTGTAAAGTTCAGAGACATTATCATGTGTAAACTTGCCGTCTGCATCAGCCTTGACCACAAGCTGATTCTTGTTATTGCTAAATACAGAAACTTTACCTTGGTAAATCTTAGCCATGATGGCTCCTTAGAAGGTGTGTAGAAGCTGTATAAAGCCCAGCCCCGCGGCCCAGCCAGTATCGCCCAGGGCGCCGCCGGCGTCAAGTGCCGACCTGTTTTCCAAGATAATGTGTAATGTTAAGGGACTTGAAGCGAGTTTGATCTAAGTTTACAGAGTAAATAATCTACGAAAATGTGTCAAGTTAGATCGTGCGTAGATCGTGGAAGTCATTGATTTTATTGGATATTGCAGTGCACAATCTAAATAATCTACAATTTTGGAGATAATGTCGCACATAAAATGTGGAGCGCCCCTTTGTACAGTAGGGTTTTTCTGCCCGTTGATGTGAACCTATATGAGAAAAAGCTATATTTTTTATATCATCTATATCAAATAATAGGTACAGTCCATGTGGTATCCTTGCGCAAGTGGTTGATTTTGCTCGCTTTTTGGGTAACTATACACGTGTAAACTTGTAAGGTTTTGTGATCTAAATGTACAGTTATCGTGTCAATGTATTGTTTAGATCAATAGATTGTGTCAGTTTAGCCATGAAACTGTACATTTTGCCTTGTTCTGCCGTGTAAACGCGCGATTGACAGCGAGCCATGACCCCCCGACGTATAGTTTCTAGAGACTTATCCTAAACTCCCCCAGCAAACACCTCTCCACAGTACGCAGACAAAAGAAAACCCGCCTTGCGGCGGGCTGTGGTGCTAGAAGCTCATCAGTACAACAAGGACGAAGTACAGGGCAGGGGCCAGAACGATGGCAGTAATCACTGCTTTGGTCTGCTCAGACATGTTGCTCTCCGTGGGGAAAAGGAACCCGGCTTGCGCCGGGTTCTGGTTGCTAAAAATCGCAGAGCGCGAAGATTTTTTGTCTCACGTTCCCGAGTTCTTTTTGCAGCCGATCATGCTGCTCGATGAGTTCTACTGGTAGAACCGTTTTCTGCCCGTGAGGGTTTTCGGTTTTCCAGATGATGAACTCTTGCGAAGTCGCTTCAATCCAGACTGTCCTAGTTTTCGTGGATTCCATGTTGCTCTCCGTGGGAAAAGAAACCGTCTGGCTTTACCGGCCAGACGGAGGGAAGTGCTCTTACGCCAGCTTCGTCACGGAACCGCGCTTGGCGCTACCATCGCGCTTAGGTAACAGTGCGATGTACGGGTTACCGTAACGATTCGCCAACAAGACCGGTTCAGTGCCACCGTCAGGAGTGAACAAGCAGTACTGGTTCACTGGGAGCTTGTGCTTTTTTGCTAGCTGCGTCATCGTGCTGTAGCACTCTGCCGCGTTAGCTGCACTGAACTTACCCTCGGGATCACGCTTGAGAGCGATCTCGCCTTTGGTGTTACGAACGATGGACACCGAACCTTCAAAGGTTTTTGCACTCATGGCAAACTCCAGTTGGCGACCGGTTGTTAAAGAGCGGGTGAGCCGGTCAACCTCACCAGCCCGTCGGTTGCATTTGCAATCGACAATTTCAGACTCACACAAGTTGACATCGGTGTCAAGTGCCGAGGGCCAACGTGCGCAGGCGCGGACGCGCAGGCGCATGCGTGCAGGCGCGAACGCGCAGGCGAGCGCGAGCGTGAGCGGGTGCGGAGGGGGGTACACATGGCTCGGCGCAGGCAGGCCCCCCGGTTGTGTTCCAAACCTCTCACCACACAACCCCAAAAAAGCACGTGTAAAGTTAGCCTCCTAACCTAACACTCTAAACATCCCAATACCCGCGCCCTTGACACTCCCGTCTGCCCCTCCTATATTCAGCGCATGGACAACCTGCCGCTCTATCACACCAAGTGGAACGACCGCCTCTCGTTTGATGTGGCCCTCATGCTTGAGGGCAGTGGCGAGTCATTGCACGAAGTTTTAACAAGGCACAAAATCGACGCTGTGCATCTCCTAGCCTTTAACAAGGACCCCGTGTTCTTGAAGAAGGTGGAGCACTACCGCCAAGAAATCCGCGACAAGGGGCTGACGTTCAAACTCAAGGCCCGCGCACAGGCTGAGGAACTTCTCACAACGTCGTGGTTATTGATTCACGACCCCGCTGTCTCCCCGGCAGTCAAGGCCGACCTGATCAAGTCCACCGTCAAGTGGGGTGGTCTGGAGCCGAAGGATGCCTCTGTGGAGAGTGGCGGGGGTGGCGTCAAGATCACCATCAACTTGGGTAACGACCCCAAGGATGCCCGCACCATTGAGTTGACACCGGAGGAAACGGATGTCCCTGCCGTCGAGTATTCAGAATCAGTTCACTGACTCGTATGAGGGTGTGCCCGCAGCAAGGCTGAAGTCCTCGGCTGAGGCCAAGAATCTCGAAGCTGCTTTGCGGGCGCACGGCACGTCCTACCAGACCAAGATCAACAAGTCCAAACGCACGGGGCGAGAGTTCATCGTGCTGCTACTGACACGGGCACCCAATGCCGCTTGACATCAACTATACGCCCCCGCCCACGGGCAAGAAGTTCATGGCGTCGGACGCCAAGATGCGCGTTCTCATGGGGCCGGTGGGCAGTGGCAAGAGCGTGACGTGCTCGTTTGAGATCGTGCGCAGGGCATCGATGCAAAAGCCCAACGCCAATGGCATTCGCAGGACACGGGCGGCTGTGGTGCGCGAAACCGTGCGGCAGTTGCAGGACACGACGATCAAAACCTTTCTCGACTGGTTTCCACCGGGGGTGTGCGGCAACTACATGCGCACCACCAAGACCTACTTTTTCAAAGTGGGGGATGTCGAGTGCGAGATTATGTTCCGGGCGTTGGATGATGCCGACGATGTGGCTAACCTGAACTCGTTGGAGTTGTCGTTCGCGTGGTTTAACGAGTGCCGGGATATTCACCCTGACATCGTGGACGCCATGTCAAAACGGATCGGGCGGTTTCCGTCGGCCAAGGACGGTGGCCCCACGTGGCATGGGATGTGGGCTGATACCAACCCGCCGACGATGGATACGTGGTGGTACTACCAGATGGAGGGGCTGGACCCCAAAGATGGAGTCTCCCCCAACAACAACGGGTGGGCTGTGTTCCGACAGCCTTCGGGTCGCAGTGCCTTAGCAGAGAACATTGAGAATCTGCCGGAGGGATACTATGACACGCAGGGTCGCAGCGAGGAGTACATCCGGGTTTACATCGACGGCGAGTACGGACTGTCCTCGGCTGGTATGCCGGTGTACAAGTACTTCCGGCCTGACTACCATATGGCTGCGGCTCGACTACGCCCGGTCATTAACGGGGTCAGACCCGTTGTTGTCGGGATGGACTTGGGGCTTACCCCAGCGGCTGTTGTCGGGCAGCAAGACCCGAGAGGTCGAGCCTTGATACTGGACGAGGCTGTGTCGTTCGACATGGGCATCCAGCGGTTTGTGCGCACCATGCTCAAACCCTTGCTGTACGAACGCTTTCCCGGTGCGCCGGTGCTTGTCGTGGTGGACCCGGCGGGGGTGCAGCGTGCCCAGACTGACGAGCGCAGCGCAGTTGATATAATCAAAGCAGAAGGGCTGCGGGTGATACCGGCCAAGACCAACAGCGTGTCGGCTCGCATCAACGCGGTGGACTCCTACCTGATGCGGCAGGTGGACGGCGACCCCGGTTTCCTCGTAGACCCCCGCTGCACGCATCTCAAAGCGGCGATGATGGGTGGCTACCGGTACCGCCCCAAGGGCGACGGCGACATCGACAAGAACAAGCACTCCCACGTGGCTGAGGCGCTACAGTACCTGATGCTGCACATTGCTTCGGCGGGGGAAGGGCACTACCTGCCCCAGCGCCGGGAGATTCGCACCCTTGCGGCTGCTGGGTGGACGTGATACAGTGACCGAGGTAGTGTTGTCATTGTCTCCTTCGTGGATGGATTGGCCCCGGCGAGCGATCTCCGGGGCTTTCTTTTTCCTTGACAGTGGGTATACTTGTTGGTAGAACCCGCCCAAAGGAGTCGGCATGGCAACCAAACCGTTTACGATGTACTCGACCAACACCTGCTCGTACTGGGACAAGTAAATGGCTGGTCTGACATTCCTGCGGGTTGTGAGCAACTCGGAGTTGGCGCGGCAAGAGAAGGAAGCCGCAGAACGTGCCGTGCAGGAGCGTCAGAATCAGCCTGTCATCATCGGGCTGGTTGGGTATTTGCGTGAGTGTTGGGATGCGGCGCAGATGGCGAAGCGCCCCATCGAGCAGAAGATGCTCCAAGCCTTACGGCAGCGCAACGGCGAGTACGAAGCTGACAAGCTGCGCCAAATCCGGGCGCAGGGCGGCTCCGAGGTTTACATGATGATCACGGAGGTCAAGTGCCGTGCTGCCGAATCATGGCTGCGCGACATTCTGCTTGACAGTGGTGCTCCTCCGTGGGACTTGCAGGCGACCCCCATCCCCGATCTCAACCCGGCGCAGGCCCGTGAAGTGCAGGCCATGTTTGCGGAACGGGTTCTGAAACTTGTTGAGGAGTACGGCAAGGCTCCCAACATCGAGGAGATGCGGGAGTTGCGCGAGATGGTGTCGCAGGACTACCGTTTCGGTCTGCTGCGGGAGGCCCAGCTTCGGGCCGACAAGATGAAACTCAAGATTCAGGACCAGTTCGCGCAAGGCGGCTGGGGTGATTCGTTCAACGATTTCGTTACCGACCTCGTGACATTCCCCTGTGCCTTCATCAAAGGGCCGGTCGTGCGTCGGCAGCGGGCGTTGGGGTGGAAGATCGATGCGACCGGTCGGACAGTTGTGGAGCCGATTGAGCGCCTTGGGCCGGAGTATGAGCGGGTTGATCCGTTCTACATCTACCCCGAGCCGGGGATCAGCACCATCCACGAGGGCTACCTGTTCGAGTACCACCCCCTGAGCCGGATGCAGCTTGCTGATCTGATCGGGGTACCGGGCTACGACGATGACGCGATTCGACAGGTGCTGGAGATCGGCAACGGTCAGTCGTGGATGAATGAGGATGTGGAACTTCAGAAGAACGAGGAGGAGCGCAAGTACTACTCGTACATGCGGCCTACGACTGAGTTCGATGCGCTGGAGTTCTGGGGTAAAGTCAGCGGCAAGATGCTGCGCGAGTGGGGGCTGTCTGAGGAAGATGTACCCGACGAAGCCCGTGAGTACGATGCCAACGTCTGGGCGGTGGGCAACATCGTCATCAAGGCGATCCTGAACTACGACCCCCTTGGCGAGAAGCCGTACTGCAAGACCTCGTTCATCAAGTGCCCCGGTGCGTTCTGGGGTAAGGGCATCCCTGAGATCATCGAAGACTTGCAGGGTGTGTGCAATGCCGCTGCTCGTGCGCTGGTCAACAACATGGGTATCTCCTCGGGGCCGCAAGTCGAGGTCAACGTCGAGCGTCTACCCCCCAACGAAGACATCACGCAGTTGGCACCGTGGAAGATTTGGCAGACTATCAACGATCCTGTGGGGTCGAGTGCGCCTGCGATCCGTTTCACGCAGCCCGACTCACGTGCTTCTGA